GTCGGAAATAACTGGGCTGAAACCCACTAGGAAAAGATTCCTAGAAGATCGTACAAGAATGTACGTAGAAGGTAAGAGATACCGCGTCGGTAATTCAAAACATCCTTACCATGAAATCTACAAACTTGGTGGCTTCGCAGCCGTTTATAAAGCCATGGGCATCGTAGATAGATCTGAAGATCTCAAACAAACCAAGAAAGAATACGCAAAGCTTTATGAGAAATATAAAGGCGGCGACATCTATGTAATGTCTAACCCAGCTTGGGAAGGATGGTACAAGATTGGTATGGCAGCAAATGCCGATGACCGTTTAGCTTCTTATCAAACTAGCTCACCTTATCGTGATTTCAAAATTGAATACCGAGTGTTCACTAAGGATCGCTTGCGAGCTGAAAAGCGTGTTCATAAGAAGATTGGTAAACATCTAGAACGCAAGAATGAATGGTTCAAGGCTCCACTTGAATACGCTATTTCTTTGTGTAATTGGCTACGTTAAGGGATCTACTACGATGAAGAAACTATTAATTGATGGCGACATCATTCTATATCGAGCTACCTCTGCGGCTGAACAAGAATTCAACTTCGGCGGTGACCATTGGATGCTGTATTCAGACTTCAATCATGTTCGTCCTGCTGTCGAGGACTATGTACATACATTAGTTAAGAACTCACAGATCGATGAGGTTGAGTTTGCATTCTCTGATATGAAGAACTTTAGAAAGGATATCAATCCTGAATATAAAGCTAATCGTATTGGTACACGTAAACCAATGGCATACCCAGCTGCTAAAGAATGGGTGCAGGAAAACTATAAAACACACATCTGGGAAAACCTAGAAGCTGACGATGTACTTGGGATCTTAGGATCTAAATCTGATGAGTATGTATTGGTATCAGCTGATAAGGATCTACAGACAATACCGACCACTTTGTATGACTACGAAAGTAAGGAATACATATCTATTGATAAACGCACTGCCAACCTTAACTGGTTAACCCAGACACTCACTGGGGATCCTACAGATAACTATAAAGGCTGTCCTAAGGTAGGCAAGGTAAGTGCGGCTAAGTTGTTATCAGGTATTAACTGCGACAAAGACTTCACAAAAGCTTGGGGTGTAGTCGTAGGTGCTTTTGAGAAAGCAGGCCTAACAACCAGTGACGCATTACTAAACGCACGTATGGCACGAATCCTTAGGGATGGTGACTACAACCTTAAAACAGGAGAGGTGAAGTTATGGCAGATGCAATAAACCCAACACATTACCAACAAGGAAACATTGAAGTGATTGATTTCATTTTGGATCAGAACATGGACTACCTAGAGGGAAACATCATTAAGTATGTCTCTCGCTATAAGTTCAAGAATGGTCTTGAGGATCTCAAGAAAGCTCAGTGGTATTTAACAAAATTAATTGAAGAGGAGGAATATGATCAAAGTTGATTATTCTCGAAACGAAGGTTTCACACCCCAAGCACTAGCCTTATTAACTGAATACTACTGCCGTCCAGGCGAAGATCCCCAAGACGCATTTGCAAGAGCAGCTCAAGCCTATTCATATGGCGATAAGAAGTTTGCACAACGTATATATGATTATGCTTCTAAACGTTGGTTCATGTTTGCATCACCAGTCTTATCAAACGCACCTCTTAAAGATGAGAAACCTAAAGGTCTACCTATTAGCTGTTTCTTAACTTATGTAGACGACACCTTAGATGGCCTTATCAATCACAACAATGAGGTCTCTTGGTTGTCTGTTAAAGGTGGTGGGGTAGGTGGTCATTGGAGCCGCGTACGTGGTGTATCAGATAAATCACCAGGTGCTATTCCTTTCCTTAAAGTGGTTGATTCGCAAATGACTGCTTACAAACAAGGTAAAACACGTAAAGGAAGTTATGCAGCTTATATAAACGTAAGTCATCCAGACATCGTTGAGTTCATGAACTTCAAGCTACCTACAGGAGGAGACGCTAATCGTAAGTGTTTTAATTTATTTAATGCGGTGAATATCACCGATGATTTTATGGAGGCTGTTTCACATGATACCGATTGGAACCTTGTATGCCCTCACACAGGAAAAGTTGAGGACACAGTCAAAGCTCGTGATCTTTGGCAAAGACTGTTGGAGACTCGTTTTAGAACTGGGTCACCTTATCTTAACTTTATCGATGAGGCTAATAGAAACCTTCCGCAATGCCAACGTGAAAAAGGTTTGGAGATCAAAGGTTCAAACCTCTGTAACGAAATCCACTTACCTACAAACGAGGAACGTACGGCGGTGTGCTGCCTTTCTTCGATTAACATCGAGAAATATGATGAATGGAAGGATACAGAACTAGTACGTGATCTCGTACGTCTTTTAGATAACGTACTGCAATTCTTCATCGATCACGCACCTGATGAAATTCAGAAGGCTAGATTCTCAGCTGAGCAAGAACGTGCACTAGGGCTAGGTGCTATGGGTTTCCATGGTTACCTACAGAAAGAAATGGTGCCTTGGGAATCAGTACTTGCTAAATCTATTAATAATAAAATCTTTAAAGAAATTAAAAATGAAGCTATTGAATCTACAAAACTACTTGCCGCCGAAAGGGGTGAAGCCCCTGACATGGTGGGTACAGGCCATCGCAACAGTCACCTTCTTGCCATTGCTCCTAATGCTAATAGCAGCATTATTTGTGGCTGTTCTCCTAGTATTGAGCCCCTTAAGTCTAATTGCTTTACTCATCGCACGAGGGCAGGAGCTCATCTCATCAAGAATCGATTCCTTGAATCTTTACTTGAGTCCTATGAGCAAAACACAAAAGAAAACTGGGACTCGATCTTAAATGCAGATGGGTCTGTACAACACCTAGATTTCCTTTCGGAATGGGAAAAGGATGTATTTAAAACTGCATTCGAAATTGACCAACACTGGATCGTAGATCATGCAGCCGATAGGCAGCACTACGTATGCCAAGGTCAAAGTGTAAACCTTTTCTTCCCAGCTGGTACTCACAAGTCTTACGTCAACTCAGTTCACTTACGAGCTTTCTATTCAAAGCTCAAGGGTTTGTATTACCTACGAACTAACTCAGGTAAGACTGTAGATAAGGTTGGAATGAAGGTAGAGAGGCATGCCCTTAAGGATGCTGAAGAATGTTTAGCGTGTCACGGATAGGAGGAATATGGACAAGGAAGCCATAGAAAAGGCGTTTACGCCACCAGACGTTTGCAGCATTTGTGGCTGTGATTATGACGATGAAGAGGGAGGAGTCCAAGGTCACTTTGGAATTTGCCCAGTTACTTTTTGCACATGGTGTCTGTCATCCATCGTAGACATGGTTGAACAGATGCATGATTTTGGAGATAGAGATGAAAACGAATAAATATCAAGTTAAAGATGTTCAGGTTGTACGCACCCAAACCGGTAAAGGTAAGGATGCTGAAGTTGTTGAATATACAGAGCTATTAATTGTTGATGATAAAGGTAAAGAAATACCGATGCGATTTGGAGGTGCATATGCTAAGTAAGGATGATTTATATAACGCGATTGAATACGTAAAAGATAATAAGAAGTGGTTCATCATTGGAACCATTGTTGTCTTAGGTTTGTTGTTTGGGAAAGCTGAAGCTAATCCCTATGACTTTCCAGCTCCTAAGAGTCATATAACAATGGAAGTTCATAAGAACAATGCTGCTGACAGCGTAGAGGTATTCAGATGTAAGTCTGTCTATCTCTGTCACTTATATGTCAAAACACAAGAGCAGCGCGGTGCTACTCATTTCTGTAAGACCATCACTATAAAACGCAATGGACGTCCTATCTGGTTCAAGAGGTACAACTAGTGGACTCGTGGCGTGAGTTACAGAAAAACTCTTACATCTCTTGGGTTAAGAAATATGAGACTGAGAAGAGGAAACGAATCGAGATCGAGCAGAAATACAAAGCACTTACAGAAGCAGTTAAAGCAAATGCTCTTCAAGACTATTACTCGAAGCTCAAAGAAGGAGCAGAGCTAAATGGAGAAGAGTGGAATGAAGAACGTATGGACATCATAGGCCAGAACGGTAATGACGGATCTCATTACGGATGGATTGATAACAAAGAAGATAAATTTAAGGAGCAGGAAAATGGCGGCAACGAAGAAGACACCGACACCAACAACACCAAGCATTGATATAGATAAGCTGGGTCAAATTATTTTAACAGCAGCAATTTTAACAAAAGGTACTAACGTCGCGACTGCCGTAGAAAACGGTAAAGCCATCATGGAGATGATTGATGCTTCTAGAACCAAATAAAGTTTATAAACCTTTTGTTTATCCTTGGGCTATCGAGAGATCCATTGATCATGAAAAAATCCACTGGGGAGAATGGGAGGCAAAACTCCAGGATGATGTAAACCAGTGGAAGGGTAATGTATTGAGTAAACAAGAAAAGAATCACATTACTCAGATTCTACGTCTATTCACACAGACGGATGTAGCTGTAGGTACTAACTACCTAGAGTATTACATCCAGAAGTTTAAGAATAATGAAATACGTTCCATGCTCACGAGTTTCGCTAATCGTGAGTTTGTACACCAAAGAGCTTACTCGCTTCTTGTGGACACCTTAGGTTTCGATGAGAAGGAATACAGCACATTTTTAAATATCCCGCAGCTAGCAAACAAAGTGGAATTCATGGGTAATTGTGATGCCCATTCCCACTCATCTCTTGCTTTAGCGATTGCACGTTCTGTCTTTAACGAAGGTGTAAGTCTTTTCTCTGCATTTGCAATGCTTCTCAATTACCAACGATTCGGAAAGATGAAAGGTATGTGTGAAATTGTTGAATGGTCTATTCGTGATGAATCAACACATTGTGAAGGGATGGTTCAACTATTTAGGGAGTTTTGTAATGAGCATAATAAAATCGTTACTGATGATTTCAAGAAAGATATCTATCAAATGTTCCGTGATGGCATTGCACTGGAGGATAAAGTTATTGAGCATGCGTTTGCTATGGGCGGAATTGAAGGCATCACCAAAGAAGAAATAAAACAATATATTCGATACATAGCAGATCGTAGATTGATTCAACTTGGTCTTAAATCTAACTGGAAAGTTAAAGATAATCCTTTGTCCTGGTTAGATTGGATCATCAATGGTGACTCATTTAAAAACTTCTTTGAAGGAACAGTGACCGATTACAACGCAGCTGGAATGGTTGGCGATAATTGGGGCTGGGACTAATAAGGACGTTATCGGAACTTTTTATGAATAAAGTATTAGGAAAAAGGGGTAAACCACCTCTTTCTAAAGAATTAATTGATTATTTAAACAGTATGTATCCTGACGTATTACCTCGTCGCATGCCTATGACTATTGAAGAATTGGCACGTAAACAAGGTGAACGCAGCGTTGTGGATCATCTGATTGATATATACAACGAGGAAATTTGATATGTGCATGAGCAGACCAAGTCCTCCGCCACCAACTCCAAGACCAGCTCCAGCAGCTGCTCCGGCGGCAGACGTTAAACCATCCTTAGAATCAGGAGCAGAATCAGCAGCTCGTAAGAGACGCCGTATGTCATCTGGATCTAAGAAATTCCGCGTTAACCTTTCACTATCACCTGGCTCAGCAAACGTAGGCGGCTCAGGTCTTACAGGGTTAAACATTCCAAAAATTAGAGGATAAATCCTATGGAACAACTGAATAAGAATAGTTCAGTTGCTCATCGTTATGCCGAATTAGAAGCTCACAGGGAAACATATCTTACAAGGGCACGTGCATCAGCTAAGTTAACAATACCAATGCTGGTGCCTGAAAAAGGACACTCAGCTGACACTGTCTTTGATACACCTTTTCAATCAGTAGGAGCCCGAGGGGTTAACAACCTGGCTTCTAAATTACTACTAGCTTTACTCCCACCTAATAGTCCTTTCTTCCGTCTTACTATTGATGACGCCACTATGGCTGCATTAGGACAAGAAAAGGTCGGTGCTGTAGAAGCTGGTCTAGCCCAATTAGAGCGTCAAGCTATGTCTGAATTAGAGACATCAGCTGCACGTGTTCCAGTATATGAAGCACTAAGAAATCTTATTGTTACTGGTAACGCTCTTATGTATATCCCAAAAGATGGGAATATTCGTGTGTTCAGGCTAGATCGTTTTGTAGTGAAACGTGATGCGATGGGTAATGTACTAGAAGTTATTACCAAAGAAACAGTATCACCTAGATCACTCCCACAGACACACTTAGATGTCTTACAGGAAAAAGGTGAAGGTTTAGATAAAAGCTATGATCTCTATACTCGCTGCTGCTTGAAAGAGGGCAGATGGGATATCTACCAAGAAGTTGGTGGTGAAATTGTTGAGTCTACTAGAGGTGATCTACCTAAAGATAAGTCTCCATTTATTCCACTACGTTTCATTCGTATTGACGGTGAAGACTATGGTAGAGGCTACGTTGAAGAATTCTATGGTGACCTCTCATCATTGGAGGCACTCACCAGAGCAATTGTAGAAGGATCAGCAGCAAGTTCAAAAGTACTATTTATGGTTCGTCCAAATGGTACAACTAAAGTTAGTGCATTAGCTAAGGCTGACAATGGAGCATTTATCCAGGGTACAGCTGAAGATGTAAATGTATTACAGATGAATAAAGTTGGTGACTTCAGAGTTACACAACAGACTGCTGCAGAAATTACAGATCGTCTAGCATTTGCTTTCTTATTGAACTCATCAGTACAACGTGACGCTGAACGTGTCACTGCTGAAGAAGTCAGATTTATGGCACAAGAGTTAGAAAGTGCATTAGGTGGTGTTTACAGTATCTTGTCTCAAGAGCTGCAAATGCCAATGATTAAACTAATCATGAATCGCTTAGAGTCACAAGGCAAGCTGCCTAAGTTACCTAAGGATACTCTTAAGCCTTCAATCATTACTGGTCTTGAAGCTCTGGGTAGAGGACAAGATCTTAATAAACTAGCTACCTTCTTAAAGTTCTTACAACCACTAGGTGCCGATGTATTAGCTAAAGAGATGAACATTGACGATTACATTGATCGTTTAGGTGCATCACTTGGTATTGATACTCGTGGACTGATTAAGTCTATGGAACAGAAACAGATGGAAGCACAGCAAGCTGCTCAAGCTCAACAAGCTCAAATGATGCAAGAGGCAATATCTCAAATGGCTCAAAAGGCCACCCCTGCCGTTGCAAAAGGAGTTGTTGATCAGCAGATGCAACCTACTCAATAACACTAAGGGTTACTTCGGTAGCCCTTTTTAATTACAGGAAAACTATGGCCGATACTATTACATTAAACAGTGACGAGACTCCGCACGAGGAGACTCAAGAATATCAACAAGAAATGGTTGATAAAGCTGAGGCGTTAGACAACCCTCAGGAAGCTAAGCCTGATTGGCTGCCAGAGAAATTTGATTCTCCAGAAGATATGGCAAAGGCTTATGCAGAGTTGGAATCTAAACTAGGTTCTAACAACAATGAAGAAATTGAATCTCAGCAAGAACAACAAGAAGAAATCGAAGAGTTTCTAGATGAGCAAGGCATCGACTTTAATGCCTTATCCCAAGAATACTTTGAAACAGGTGGGTTATCTGATGAAGCCTACTCAGCTCTTGCAGAGGCAGGAATTCCACATTCAGTTGTGGATCAATACATCCAAGGGCAAGAAGCTCTAATGGGTGACATTCGTACTACCGCTTTTGATTCAGTCGGTGGCGAAAACCAGTATCAAGAAATGATGGAATGGGCAGCAAATAACCTCTCTGATGGGGAAATCGATGCTTATAACAACGCACTTGATACTACCAATATGGACTCGGCGTTATTAGCCATTCAAGGATTACACGCTCGATATCGTTCAGATGTAGGGGTACAACCCGACCTGTTCACCGGTGATACAACAGGTTCATCTGCTGGTGTCTACAACTCTGTCGCAGAATTGACACGAGATATGTCAGATCCGAGATACGAGAGTGATCCAGCGTTTCGGCAGATGGTTGCTAGGAAAGTTTCCCACAGCAACGTCATCTAACTCCTGTCCGGCGTAGCTTCGGTTACGCCACTTTATTAACAAACCATATTTACGAACAATTACCTTTGACCCTCTGCGGAGGATAATCTTAGAGAAAGGGAAGAAAGAAGGTTGTTATAGGCAATTTTTTTAATTTTATTTAAAGGTAAATAATATGGCACTTCCAAATTACGATCCATCACGTTTGGGTCAAATAAATGCTACAGGCGACGATCGTTCGTTGTTCCTGAAGCTGTATGCTGGTGAAGTATTAACTGCTTTCCAACATACTAACATTGCGATGCCTTTGCACCGCACACGTACAATTTCAAATGGTAAGAGCGCATCATTCCCTCTAACAGG